CGCCAAAACTCTAAGCTCTCTTTTACAATAGTTATCGGGTGTTGTTGTAAGTTTGAGTATCTGATCTTTAATCATACTAAAGTTGATTTGACCTGTTGGATACCAACGTTCGGGTTCTAAGGCAAAACTGTACGAATAGTATCGCCTGAACACTTGTGTTCTAGTGTGATGTATTCCACTTTGAACTGCGCGTAAATTTATAATCTCACCGGAAGCTCCTTCGATAACATCAGAATCGTCCAAGGTTAAAGCGAGTCTTTGTAAATGTTCATAATTCGTATATGAATTAGTGGTACCATATAATTGAAAAAGTGAATCGTAATCAAAATTACTAACAAACTTACCACCTGTCACTTTTCTCATTCTTTGAATTATAAAAAACAGTTCCTTTACAGGGTTTGTAAAATTAAGTCTATGTGTTGTATTTACTAGACTACTAATATCTGGATCCTGGGGTATTATATCCTTATATTCTTGAATTTGTGTAATTGTATAATCTATTTTTTCAGATTTCAATTTAGCCCTTTCTTCACTATCCAAAGATACCATTTCGGTCGTTATTTTCATGTCTTTAATGAGACCTTTTGTACGTACATAATCAGCTAAATAATATATATAATTGGGTTGTGAAGCACTATAACCCCATACACAATCACCACGTTCCCTAAGTTTAATAACAATCTCAACTTCTTGTTTATCTATAGCACAAATAGGAATAGCAAGTTCGGGATTATTATAAAAATAAAAGGGGATATCGACGAAAAATTTTTGGTTAGACGTAGCAAGTCCTAAATACCCCCCTATTGATGTTGAATCGACAGGAGTACCAGATGCCTCTATAGGAGGCTTACCAACAAGTTTAGCAAGGTTTTCTTGTTTTGTATGCGTTACATAATTATCAAAGTAAATCGCTAAAAAATCGCTTGGTATGTGCTGAATAACCTTACCACCGATTAATATTTCAGCATACTCAATAATAGCGTGTCCTATAGACTCGATGTAACCTATACCATCTATACCATTAATCAAATTTTGTTGTATGCTAGATAACTCAAACTTCAAACTTACAGTTTTGATAAGATCACCCTGATCTTGTGGTATAGTACACCTTACCGTACTACCAAACTCAACTTCACCTTCCACGTCTAAATCGTGGAAAAAAGGTGCAAAATTTGTATGTTTTTGAAAATTTTTTACGAAGTACGTATATTCGGGATCATCCGTAAAAAAGGCGTCCTGTGGGCCAGATATTTCTAATTGAACACGACCAGCCATTACTATTATATATGACTAAAATTTTAAACCACCAAGCCCGCTCTCAATGCGCAAAACATTATAGTTTACTGCATATACATATACTTTGTGTCCAAAATTAGCATCTGGTGTATCGAGTTCTATTTCTATTAAATTGTGTGCTATTCTACTCATATTAACTTGTCCGGTAGGGTAATACGTTTCTGGATTCATTGAGAAACTATACACACCGAAATTACCTTTCGTTATACCCGTATAATATTTAAGGGGTTGTTCATAACATAACATTAAAGTATCAGCGTCTATGATCGTATTATTATTAAACTTCATGGTAACCCGTTTAATCGTTTCATACTTATGTACATCATCGCTCACCGCAAGAAAAAACATTTCCTTAACGGGGTGTTTAAAATTAAGCATACCAGATTTTTTAGATTCACCAGCTTTAAATTTAAATTCCGATTTTTGAAGTTGTGTAATAACATACTCAATTGGTCTTGATAATATAAAATTCTTTTCATTCTCTGTAATAAAAAAGAACTCATTCACGAGCGAAACCTTTTTAAGTTCAGATGTTATACCCGTTGGTGGATCCGATATAGAAGAATCCGATCTGTTTAACGATTCAGTTACATCGTCCAGTTTCTTAAACTTTATTCGTACATCTACAAGTTGTTTAGTAAGTCCGCATACAGGTATAGCTAAACTTGGGTGTCTAAAAAAGTAAAACGGTAAAAAAACACTATAATCCCAATCGTACGTTACAGATATACGATTACCATGCCCCGATAAAAAGTAAAGGGTTTGTAAAATATCATCTTCGTTACTGTGTATCTGATTATACATGTATATATAATCACCCGTTATACGCTCTATAGTTTGACCACCTATACGTAAATCTGCATAGTCTATAATAGACGAAGCAATAGATTCCCTATACCTAAGAAGACGTACATTTATAGTTCCACCCATACCAGAATGTGCGCCACAATAATAATGTAAAGTTGATGGAGCTCCATCAGCAGGTACAAAAGTAACAGTAGCAGACCCCGCGTTCGTAACACCTGTTGTGTATTCTGAACCACCACCGTGAGTACCATCCGACGTTTCCGAAAACCTAAAAGGGTGAGATGCATGGTCTGCGTTATTGAATGTATACGTAGTACCTTCGTAAAGTGTAATTGTATCTTGTTGAACACCGTCTATATAAAACTTACCACCACTCACAGTAACCGTAAATGTTTTATCCACTTGTTTAGGTTGAGGTAAAGTAAATTTAAACATCATATTCCGAATAAGATCGCCTTTATTTTGGGGTATTCGACACTCCAAAGCCGTATCAAAATCAATAGAACCATCAAAAGGCGTTTCTATAGGTTCTATGGAAAATTTAGTGTGTCTTTTAAAATTCATGAGGAAATAAGAAAACTCAGGTTCGCCAGTAAGCCATTGGTCCTGGATACCCGTGACAGCAAGGTTTAATCGACCAGCCATTCTTACTCTATGTGAGTAAAATTTTATAAAATAAAACGAGGCATTAAGTTAAATGAATCTTCAACTTCGAAAATTCAAGCCTGAAGGTATGGCTGATGATAAGGTCTGTGTTTTTATAGGTAAGCGTAACACTGGAAAATCAACACTCGTTACGGATATCTTATATCACAAGAAACATTTACCAGCAGGAATAGTCTTATCAGCAACTGAAGAAGGTAATCACTATTATCAACAGTACGTTCCTGACCTATTCATTTATTCAGATTACGATAGGGAAGCTATAGAACGTGTTATGGATAGACAAAAGAAACTCGTTGGTGCAGGTCGAACCAATTGTGGTGCATTCCTACTTTTAGACGATTGTATGTATGATTCTAAGTTTATGAAAGATACGTGTATCCGCCAATGCTTTATGAATGGACGACACTGGAAAATATTTTTTATGCTAACCATGCAATACTGTATGGATTTACCACCAGCGCTTAGAGCAAACGTTGATTACGTTTTCATTCTTCGTGAAAATATCATACAGAACCGGGAAAAGTTATACAAATCCTTTTTCGGTATTTTTCCAACGTTTGACATGTTCAATAAGGTCATGGATTCGTGCACTGAAAATTACGAATGTTTAGTTTTAGATAATACATCAAAAAGTAACAGGATAGAAGATTGTGTTTTTTGGTACAAAGCAAAGCTTAGGAAAAACTTCAAGGTAGGAGCACCTCAATACTGGCAAACACATAAGAAAATGTTTAATCCAAAACATGGAAACTTTAAATTAGGTGACAGAAACACAGTTAAAAAAACAACGCCATTAAAAATTATTAAAAAGAAATGATAAGACTTTTTTCTAGAAAAATAAGTTCAGCATTAAATCATATATCATTACCACGACCCGCACTTATACCAATATATACCAAAACACCAGATCGAGACGATGGATATCGTGTATTGATAGACATATGTCATGAAACACAAACAGTTTTCATAGATCATGACATGTCTCAATACGACGAACTAAACGATTTACCTAGAATTATAAAAACATTTGGGTGTTTATACCCAAATTATACGTTACGTAAATAATCCAGGCTAATGCGTAATCATTAAAAACGAAAAAAGTTTTCTATAATATATGACGGACGTATATACAATGAATTTATCAGATTCTAATGATGGTATGGTCAATCTAAATAATAATCAATCAACGAATTTTATACCAAATGGAGCACCACAACCGCCGAATATTATGCCTGAAAAAAATATGAGTGAAAATAAACAGACTATGGACTCTACTCCCATTTCCGATATAATAAGCCAGCCAGAAGCACCACTCGAACCACCAATGATGGCACAAGATCCAAGAATGACACAATCACAAATGCAATCCCCAATGATGATGGCACAACAACCAGTTTCTCAACAAAGTGAAAACAAGAAAAAAGGGGGTAACGAAAACCCATTTAATTTAACCGATGAACAATTTCAAACTCTCGTCGTCGCTATTTGTACTGCAATAGCAATTAGTAAGCCAGTTCAAGAAAAACTCGCGAACTTTGTACCACAATTTCTTAACGACCAAGGGAATCGAAGTATGATTGGTTTAGCATCTACTGGTGCAGTCGCTGCAATTGCATTTTTAGTTATTAATAAATACACTTAAGCAGAAACTTCCATGTTACCATTGTTAAAGTGAGAATATACACTATCTTCTCCTAATATCATATAAGCTATCAGGAAACCAGCGAGTAATCCTCCTGCACGAAGCGCAAGAACATTGCCTGTACTTCTTGTAGTTTTACCGTAATTTTTAAAATCGTTTTTAATCGACGCCTTTATTTTAGACGCAATAAGAGACGTTATAAAAGCAATAGCCGTTGCCAATAACATGAATGGAGCATCAAGCGCCATTCTACCCCACAAAGGTCCACCTCTTGGCATGAATCCAAGAACGTTAGGAAGTATGAGTGTTATCCATGTCATATTTACCCATGGATCCTGGGAAAGAAGTGGAACACTCGATAAAGTAAGAACCGCATTCCATAATAATATCATTAAAAAAAGATCTTTTTTCGATGCTGCCGCCATTTTATATTAACTTAAGCATAGATTATTTATCCTGAACATGTTTGCCACAAAACTCAGTCTTTTCATGTATAGGTTTATATATACCCAATTTTACACATATACCTTTCAATTCCCTAAAATTGTCCCAATACTTTTTACTATGTGAATATTCATCTACGGTACAGTGCGCGAGTTCGTGTAATAAAACGTGAAATATTTCGTTCGTCTCACCATCTATACATAAACCAATGTTTCTACCCTTATTTGTATTATATCCAACAGATCCTCGCATCTTATAATACGCAGTTATAGGAACTTCATCGTGTAACATTTCAAACTTTTCATTACCAGTTTCCTTTAGGTTCTCCCTGAGGATTCGATATTTTTCACGAACCTCGGTTAATTTTTCCGGTTCTCTCGTATTCATCAATATGAATATATTTATGATAAGGAGGAGTAAAGCAACTATCATCTTATCATAAAGTGAGAAAAAATACCAGGTAAATGTATATGAGTAACTCCAGATCCAACGTTCCTCAGGAACTTCGTAACCTCGGTGTTACGAACATGAATATTACAAAACTTAATCCGCGAGGTCGTGCATTAACCAAATTACCATCATCTATTGGTAACCTTACAAATCTCAGAGTACTTGATTTGGGATTTAATAAATTAACCACATTACCACCACAAATCGGTAAGCTTGAAAACCTTAGGGTACTTCATTTGAATAATAATAAGTTAACCTCATTACCACCACAAATTGGTAAACTTACAAAACTTGAAAAACTTGATTTAAGTGATAATGTGTTAAAATCTTTACCACCACAAATCGGTCTTTGTGAAAATCTTAAGAAACTTAATTTGGATAATAATAA